CTGCCCGCCGCGGGGGTGATGGAAGTCAAGGCCCTAAAAGGCCCTCGTGGATGTATCTGGCATAAACCCGTTAAAACCTGGTCAACCACGACGCGCCCAACGAGGTCGCCGTGCCCAACCAGTTCCTCCAGCTCAGCGCATCCCTCAGCGAAGGTCTTCATAACCACCTCCCCCGAAGAGGGTCGTCATACGTGGTCAAGACGGTAGAATCGAACTAGACACTCAAGCGGGCCGGGCGGTGTTATCAGCACCGTGATCCCGGCCCTGACCGGAATGAGGCCGGCCATGCAGCAGTCTTTCACGTTCCCGCGCCACGGCGAGGCCGAGCGCTGGCTACCTGTGGTCGGCTGGGAAGGTCTCTACGAGGTCAGCAACCTAGGCCGCGTGCGGAGTCTTGACCGGGTAGCTAGCGGATGCGGACGCGGGCACGGAAGGCGCAGCGGCAAGATCCTGAAGCCGTGGCTAACTACCACCTACGGCTACGAGATGGTCGGCCTCTACCAACCTGGCTATCACGAGCGGCGCCCCGTTCACCAACTCGTCGTCGAGGCGTTCATTGGCGCCTGCCCCGCAGGCCAGCAGGTCCGCCACGGGCCGAACGGCAAGTCTGACAACCGGGCCAGTCAACTCTGCTACGGCACACCCGCCGAGAACCAATCTGACCGGCTCCGCGACGGCACCAGCAACCGGGGTGAGCGGCAAGGCATCGCTAAACTCACCGACGCAATCGTCGCTGAATGCAGGCGCAGGCATGCGGCGGGCGAGACACAGGTGTCGCTTGCGCTCGAATTCGGTGTCAGCAAGTCAGTCATGCATCATGCCATCTGGGGCATAACCTGGACGCACGTTCCTGAGCCGATCCCAGTCAAGCGCGAGCGAGCGGCGAAGGCACCAGGCCCCGGCAAAGGCTGGCGCAGCAGTCAGACACACTGCGGCAACGGTCATGAGTTCACGCCTGAGAACACCTATGTCCCGCCGCTGACAAAGGCTAAACCAAACCCTCGCCGCAACTGCAAGATATGCCGTGCTGACCAGCGAGCCAAGAGCGCGCGGAAGATGCGGGGTCTTGCGGCCTGACTACCGCCCCCACCCGTCGATGAGGCGTGACCCCGGAGCACCAGCAGGCATGATGCCACCCCGGCCGTTGGGCTCCACGCCGCTATCGCGGTACGTGAAGATCGACGGGATGGTCTGTATGACCGTCCCACCTTCGACGGGAGCCTCCCCTGGCGGCGCTGGAGCGACCACAATGGTTCCCGCGACGATCGCGTTGAGGGTCAAGATTGCATCCTGGTAGCCCAGCAGCGCCGGATCCCCGGGCACCAGCGGCCGGTTCTTCCTATACACCAACGTCGCGTAAAACGTCGCCAGTTGCACCGTCGTGGAGAAGATCAGGTCGGGGATGGAGACTGACGGCGTGTCCGTATCTGGCATCCACGCTGTCCCGGCATACGCACTGATCTTGGCGCTCGCCTTGGCTATGGCCGCCGCGAGCTGGTCATCGGTGAGCTGGGCGCAGGTGCCTGTCCCGCTGTCGGTGCCCGCCACGTTGTCCCTGATGTCGCTGGGCTGGCAGTAGCTGACGGGCATGGACTGCCTCCAGCCTTGAGGACGCCGAACCCGAACCTGACCCGTACGCCATCGTCGGCCAGTTCAACCTGCGACGCCGTACAGGACGTCTCGCCGCGTGGATGGCTCTCCAGTTCGCGGCATTCCTGGAGTACCTCGCGGACCACCGGGGCGATAAGCCGCGCGATCGCCCTGGCCGCTCTCCCCATCGGTGCCTCCTACCGGCCCGAGGTTCCGCCCTGGCAGCACACACATCCGGCTTCGATACACCTGTGACACTGGTTCCGGGCGCACGCGGCGCAGACGTTCCCGTCGTCGTCAGGATCGTCAGGCACCCGCCGACCTGTCCTTCGCCGCGTCCGGCTTGCCGCCCATGTCCACCTGCGGGTCGTTGGCCTCCGGCGCGTTCCCCGCGTGGTCGTCCACCGTCGACACCCCCAGCGGATGACCCAGGACCGTACGATCCGGGTCGGCCGCTGGGTCCGGGCGGACACCGAACTGCGGCGCTGGCGGAGCGCCGAACAGGTCACGGGCGGTGATCTTCGGCGCCGGGTCCTTGTCCGTCGCCGGGCGGATTACGGGCCGCTTGTGGCGGTGCAGGAACCCGTGGACCTGGTCCTCGGTGAGGATGTCCGTCGTTTCCCCGGCGTGAATGATGTCAGCCGCCTTGTCGCCGTCCTTGCCGAACGGGCGACTGAGGCTGAGGTTCGTGAGAGCAAACCAGAGGCCGGTCTTCGGCTTGGCCTCTGGTGGCGCTTCGGGTGCAGGATCATTCTTAGCTGCTGCGGGCATGGTGCTGTGCCTCCGTGGCGTGAGGCCCGCCACGGAGGGCGGGTCAGGAATGGCTGTTAACGGGGCGAGCGGTGAAAACTGCTACTCACACACCGCTAAGCAGGACGATGGCAGCGGGCTGATCCAGGCCAATTGCTGAGGCCCTTTGCACGTCGCTCCGGCTTATCTTCCGCGGCTCATCACGATAAGTAGGACTCGCCTGGAATGGCAGTTCGTCGGCGATGAACCCGCAGCGATTCCGCTGCATGATGATGGCATTTCCGGCCGGCACCTGACGGCTCACCATCACGTCGAGGTTGAAAATCTTGTTGGGCAGCACGCCGGTGTACTGCAGCGACTCCGACGCGATGTCACCGATATACGGGGCCGCGAAGCTACTGGACTGCAGCAGCGTGTTCTTGGTCCCGTGGTTGATGATCATGGTGTCCGCCTCGAAGCCCAGCCACTGCGACACTCCCAGTGGACTGGTTATGCTGGCATTCTCGACCAGGTACACCGCATTGGCGATGTCGCCCCGGATGGTGGCATTGCTGGATGCCCACGCATTGGACACCGCGAGGGTCTGGATACCCGCGTTGGCGATGATCGCCGAGTAAAAAGCGGTTGACCACGAGTACACCATCGTGTTCTTGACCTGCGTGAGCATCCGTGTCACGGGGTCGATGACCTGTCGGCGCCGCATCTCGTCGGACACCATGATGGCCATTGCCCGCTCGTGCGCGAACACCACCCTGGGCGTGCCGACCGACGTCGGGACGACGGGCACCTCGGCGAACTCCGCGCGGATTTCCGGGGTGTCGTCGGCGTAAAGCGGCGTGCTTTCCTGGTACCTGACGGCACCGGAAGTCGCGAGGCCGCCATTTCTGAGCACAGCATCGACAATGAACTCGTTGCGGGTCATGTCCAGGATGAGCGCCTGAATGACCAGCGGGTCCTTCAGGAGCGCATCGACGGTGATTCTCGGGCCATCGAGCGAGCTATATGCCGGAGTGGGCACGTGTTCACTTCCTCTGGTATTTGGGGTCGCTCATGGCCGCAGCTCTCGCCGCCTGGGCGCGTTCGGGACCTGGCTGAAATCCCGGTCGTGGGCCCGGGGCGGAATGGCTAGAAGATGCGGGCGCGGCCGATAGTCGCGCCGGCGGTGACGCCACCGGGCTGGGTGCAGCGGCCGATGACCTGGTCGACGGTGCCGGCGGTGTACTTCTTGACGTTGCCGGCGGTCGCGGCGGCCATCAGGAGGTCACCGAAGTCAGCGGCAGCCTCGTAGGTGACGTGCATGTCGTAGTCGCCGTTGTAGACGGACACGTAGTCGCCCAACGCCGAGATGTCCAGCAGCGGGTCGCCGTAGCCGGTGACATTCCCGGCCTGGGAGACGATCGGTGACGCGTCATTCCCGGCGACGCCGAGGATGTTGGTCGCGCCTGCGGTCGTGTTGGGCATGACCGTGCTGGCGTTGGCACCGGACTTGACGACCAGCTGGCCGCCAATCACGGCTGCCGAGACCTGGTAACTGGCCGGGCCTCTGGTGTAGTGAGGAAGCGAACCGGGCACAATGCACCGTCCTTTGCGTGGGCATGAAAAAACCCGCACTAAGGCGGGTGGGATTGCGGGTATGAGCGGTTAGTTGGAAACGCCGACCGGTTCGCCAGTGGCGTCCCGGCGCGTGGTGGCGCGGAGGCTTGACGCCAGCGCGGTTTCCTGTACGGCGGTCAGGTCGAGCACCTGGCCCTTGACCAGCGGCGGGGTGGTCGCGGTCGCCGGAGTGGTGACGGTGACGACGTGCCGGGCCATGGCTACAGCCCGTACTTGCCGTCGGACAGCAGTTCGCTGACTAGGGCGGTGCGGGCATCGACCTTGCCCTGTTCGGCAGCCGCAGCGGCTTCACCGGCGCCATCGACAGCGGAGCCGAGCTCACCGGAGAGGTCGAGAACCTTGACGGTGCGGCCGAACTCCTTCAGCACCTCACGGACGATCGACCCGGCGTCAGCGGTCTGCCCGTTGGCGAGTTCCACGACCCGGCCTTCGCCCTCGAGCAGGCCCCTCGCGAGGTCCGTGATCCTCGGCGGGATTCCGTACGTGCGGGCGAACGTGTCACGCTCCGCCTCGTACGCGGCGGTGGCGAGCTTCGTGGTGACCCGCTTGAGGGCCATCGCGGTCTCGTCGGCGCGGGCGTTGGCCAGGTCGATCGCGGCCTGCGCCTCAGCGGACAGGGACGCGCCCACGGTCTCCTTCTCCGGCTCGGCAGGGACTTCGGCCTCAGGCTCGTCGGGGATGGAGTCAATCAGTTCCTGGAGCTGGGCGTCGGTCAGATCGTCTGCCACCTCGCCCTCAGCGGGCTTCTCCGGTGGCGTCAGGAGCGCCGTGAACTGGTCTTCGGGCAGGTCGAGCAGCCGGCTCAGCCGGGCCTCCTGGTCAGTGGACAGAGCCATCTCGTGTTCCTCCGTAGCGGGAGTGCCGGTGTCGGCTGGTGCTTGCTGTGCGGGCTTCTCAGGCGCGTCCGCGCCGGTCTCGGGTGCTTCGTATTCCAGGGCCGTGAGGTCGATGACCACGCCCTCGTCATCGTTGGCGGCGTCGACCGCTTCCCACGGGCGCATGCCGGTGAGGCGGGGATCCAGGGTGCCGAGAACATGCTTGAGAGCGCGGGGAAAGAACTTGCCATCCGCCCGGTCGTAGCCCTCGACGATCTTGGCGCTGACCCCGAGGCGGGGGTTCTTCTCCAGCAGCTTCCCGCCGTCTTCGCTGGCGGCCAGGATCACGTCGAGACCGTCGTCGGTGAGTTCCAGGGCGGCGATCTCGCCACGCCACCGCTCGGGGTCCTCGGTGTGCGTGTTGTCCTTGTCGGCAAGCTGGAAGCTCACCTGGTCGTACGCACGGTCGTGGAACGCCTGGATGAGGCTTGAGGCGTAGTCCCGCGTGAAGTCGATGACACGGCCCTTGTAGTTGATCTTCGCGAAGGGCAGCAGTTGCTTGCGCCAGAGGCGCTTACCCGCCGGCTGGGCGTCGCCCTTATCAAACGGGGTGAGCAGTGAGGTCTTCACGGGCACCTCTCTGGAATGATCAGGAAGATGGAACGACGGCACGGCGACCTGGTCACCTGCCCTGACTGCGGCGGCAAGGCTTGGGAGTTCCGCATGGGCGGACTGAATAGCCAGCCGCCGGCGACGGCTACCTGCGCTGCGTGCCTGAAGATCTGGTGGCTGCAATCGTCGTGTGACCCGGCTGATCCGCTCAGGGTCCGTTTGCTAAGGGTTCCGCTGGACGAGATGTCACCGCTGCCAGATCACGTGCCAGACTGGCCGACCGAGGATCTTGAGACGCCAGACCGGATACCTGACTTAGGCCGCCTTGGCTGCCGGCGTCGCGGCCTTCTTGGCGTGCATGGCCGCGCCCCGCTTAGCGAACGCCAGTGCCGCCTTCGGTGACATGCCCTTCTTGACGAGCCTCGCGAAGATCGACGCGACCTCGGGTGAGAGTTTCCCCGCCGGGACACTCGCGGGCTTCTTCCCGGCGCCCATCGACGTGACCCTCGGCCCGTCTGACGCTGACGCCACGGTGACCGCGAGATCCACGGCAGCCTGCGGTTCCGCTGTGGCCGCGACCGTCTTGCCGTCAGGTTTCCCTGAGGCGAGTTTGTTGTGGTAGGCGATCAGCCCGGCGAGTGCCCCGGACACGGACGGTGCGGCGTCCATCTTCTTCCCGCTGGCATGGGTGGCGACCCAGCCTGTCTTGCCGTCAGCGTTGGAGGCGAGCGCGCCGACCTTCATGCCCGTCGACCGGTGCTGGATGGTCAACTTCCCGGGACCGGAGCGGGTGACCTGAATGTCAGAGGCACCCCGTACCATCGGAAGTTTCGCGGGCGTGGACAAGGTGATCGCCTCCGTGGTGTTTGACCCCTGGAACGCCCAAGTCCCCTTGACGCCGGGTGCGTTCGTCGCGCCGAGAGCGGCTGCCCGCTTACGGATGAGCGCCTTGAGCGCGGGGCGCTTGGAAGCAGGAGCGCGGCCGACAGCACGGATGGCCTTCTTGAGATACGCCACGTCGGGAATCGGGAAGGATCCGCCGGCCAAGGCGTCTCCGCTGGCTGCTAGCTTCTTGCGGCCTGCGGCGCGCTCGGGCGCGGGAGTTTTCACTTCGCCTCCGTCATCAGGTTGTCGGCCGACCACCTGTAGCCGGGCGGCTCAAGCACGGACCTGCGGCACATGGCCCGCTGATCTGGCCCCATCGCGTTCACCGCGTCCGCTGTCTGCTGCGGGGTCGCGTACCGGGTGAGAACCGGTGGCCTGACCGTGAACTGGCCGCCTTCGGGCCGTCCGGGTGGGACACGCTCAGGCTCAGCCAGGTCGATCGCAGGGGCGTCGTTGGCGTATCCAGCCGAGTCGCCGCCGAGCGGGAACCGCTTTACGTCCTCGCCGCGATGCACCGACACATGGGTGAACTTGACCGGGGTCGCCGGTACCGCCGGGGGTAGTGGATCATCCTTGCCGACGTAGGCGAGTGTGACGTGCGGTACCCAGTCCTTGTGCTCGCTCGCCGACAGGTCCGCCAGCCGGGAGCGCAACGCCGTCGCACCGGGAAGCCGTACGGGGGCGAAGGCTGGCCGCTGCCCGTCGCTGCTGTCCGATGGTGGGAACGTGCCCACCCCGGCGACCGAGCCTGTGAGCGGCCCGTCCATCTGTGACGCGGCGACCCGGGCCCGCCCGCAGGCTGCCACGAACGCCGCATCGTTCACGTCCGCGCCGAGGTACACGACGGTGATGTGGTGGCCGTCCACGCCGCCGGGCGGTGGCTTGATGGTGCCCGGGGGCAGGTCGAGGGAGATCATGCCGGAGCGAGAGGTCAGTCCGGGCGTGCTGGCCAGGTCGACCGCCGTGGCGTCGTTGGCAAGCTGCCGACTATGGACTTGCTCCCAAGGCCCGTGTGCCGTCGTCGCTGTTCCCACGTACGCCGTCACCGGCTGGCCCTGTGCGGCGGAGGCGAGTGCCCTGCTGTGACCATCGACCGCGAACAGCCGTGCCGACCCGGGGCGGCGGATGAGGACCACAGGCTTGCGCCACCCGGCCATGATCCGCTTGCCCATCACCTGGAGTTTCGCCTTGTCCGCCGCTGCCGCAGCCCAGTCGGTCGTGCCCGTGGTGCGGTCGATCTGGGTTACCGGAACCTTGACCGGCCCCGTCCATGCGAGGCTGGACACCCAGGAGAGAGCGCCGGGCGGGTAGTCGCGGGCCAACTGGGCGGTGACTTTCGCGGCGATGTCCGTGGCGGCCGGGGCCTTCAGGGAGGCAGAAGTGTCAGCGACCAGAGCGGGCATGCTCACCGCCCCGTCAGGGAAGGATCGGGGCACCCGGACGAGGTGGCCCCGGATAGCAGCGGCAATTTGGGTGCGTCGTGCCTGGGTAGCCGATGGCAGGCGGCCGGTCCGCATAGAAGGACTTGCCGTCCGCCGCCCTGCATTCGGGAGTGCAGCGTGGATCCAGCACAGCATTCCAGGAAAGCAGGTTCCCGTACGTCTCGGCCATTCCGTCAACTGCTGAGGTCGCCGTGACGCGCTGCTGACTGGCTTCCACATGCAGCCCGTAGAACCGCTGCTCAGCCGTGATCGCCGCCTGGATCGCAGGGAACACGGGCAGCCCGTGAGCGTTCGCGTGGGCAACCGCCGCCTGCACCCTCTGGGATGCGCTGAGCATGAACTGGGCGCGTCTAAGGCTGTTGGTCCTCACCGCGAATCGTGTCGCTGGCCCGGTGCCTTCCATGACCGGCAGAGGCATCGACAGGACCAGTGCGATCGTGGCTTTGAGGGCCGCGTACCCGATACCGGCGGCAAGCATGAGGGCCGACAGGAGGGCGAACACACCTGCGACTGTGACCGCTGACGCGAGCGCCGGGATGATGGCGGCGATCAGTTGCGCCTGGGTAGGCGGCGGAGGTTTCTGCTGCTGTTGCTGGCTCGGCGCTGGCGGTGGAGCGGCCACGGACTCACCGCCGTCTGATGGGCCAGCCCGTGATGAAGTTGAAGGTCCCGGCGCCGAGGAGCGGCAGCACGATCAGGACCAGTAGGTCCCCCGTCGTGAAAGGCAAGATGACGATAGCGGCAATAACCGCGCACCACGCAACGATCAAGGGCGGAAGGACTTCGCGGCGCAACTGTCGCGCCCTCGCGCTCAGCACGCGCCCGAGCACAACATGGTTGATTGCCGCTATCGTCTCCGCGTTGACGTCCTCACGGTCAGCCAGGAAGTCTGCCCGGTCCCGCCCGCTGCGTTCATACGTCACAACAGCATGCCGATCACGATACCGACCCCGAGAGCGACCACCGCTGCGATGATCGCTGCCCAGATCAGCGGCCGGAAGTCGATGCCGTCCATGCCTGCGATCCTACGCTGGCGTCGGGTCGCCGTCAGCGAACGTGATCACCGTGCCGTACTCCGGATGGCCGTGGACCTGGTAGAAATCGCCCCAGCACGCCCACACCGAATGTGACCGGAACTCCGTCTGCCAGCGGATGACCACCGTGCCGTCACCGAAGATCACACCCTCGTAGTCGGGTGCCGCCCCGGCGTTGGTGATGCCCTTCTCGCGGTACTCAGCGGGCGGCTCCGGCCGGGAACCCGCGAATGTCCTCACTGATCACGGCCCTTCAGTGGTCGCCGCTAGCTGGGCGTGCTCCGTGATGGCCTCATCCGTGCAGGCGTCAGCCGCTGACATCGCTGTCGCGTCGCTCGTCCAGTTGGCGTAGATCGAGATCAGCGCCAGGTAGTAGATCGACGCCCTCGCCCACACTGGCGTGGCGAGGAAGTACACCAGGGTCACGGCGGCGGCGTTCGCCATCCAGAACCGGGCCATGAAACGGTGCATCTTATATTGGGTGCGCGGGTTGCCTTCCAGGTTCCGCAGCAGCGACCGCACACGGACGGCCACGGATCACCTACTCGCTGCGGCGGTTCACGAACCTGAGCGTTTCCACGATCTCGCCCAGGTCATCGCGCTCCCACCAGGTGCCGGTGCGGCAGACTTCCACATCGCTCCATCCCCGCAAGCGTTCCGGCGTCGCATACACGACCTCGTGGCTCTGCGGGCTTACACCCTGCTCGCGGCACCAGTTAACGAACTCTGGGTAGTTGCCGGCGACCACGGCCCGTATCCGCTTGGGCGGCGCTGGCCGGTGCCTGGAGATCAGCCGCATGGTGCCTCCTACGCCGACGGGTTGATGCTCATGTTCGGCACGTCGAACGGCTGGTTGACGTCCTCAGGCAGGGGCTGCTGGCTGGCGTGCCGCAAAGCCTGCTGCGCGATCTTCGTGGCCGCTGACACGCCACCCGCGAGCTGCCCGATCCCCGCCGCCGCGCTCTGCGGCATCCCCGGGGGCGCCATGTCCTGCGCCTGCGCCGCCCGGTCCTTCGCCCCCTGCTGGATCACGGCCTCCACCGCGGTCACGTCCAGGTTCAGGTAGTTGGCCAATCTCAGCGTGATCAGGTCCAGTATCCCCGGCGGCACCTGCAGCGTCGGGGTGACCGCCAGCGCCGAGAACATGGCCACCAGCTGCGTGTCGCTCTCGTCACTCAACGGCCCGAACTTGAACGACGGGTACGCCGCGCCAGGACCGAAATTCAGGGTCACCAAGGGAGCGATGACGTCGTGAGTGATGGCCGATTCCATCTCGGCGGTGACAGCCTGCCGGGATTTCAGGAAGAAAGCGGACTGGTCCTGGGACAGCGCCAGTGATCCACGGCCTAGGGAGGCTAGGGATGACAGGCCCGTGAAGCCCGCGAGGACGCTGCTGGTCTGCCAGGTTTCGAGGAAGGTCAGGGCGGCGTTAAATTCCCCCGCGCCTTTTCCGTCACTGGCCAGGATCTCGAAGGTCTTCTCGCCGGGCGGCGGGCGGCGGAAACCAACGACACCACTCGCGCGCATGCTCGCGATGTCCTCTGCTTTGGACGTAGCTTCCGTCTGGTCCTGACCGTATACCAGCACCTTTGGCAATGACTGCTGCTCCAAAAATTGGAGCCAGAGGAAGATCAACTTCAATTTCGTGGAGTAGCACCAGAAGCAAAGCTCCATTTCCGAAATCCCTGACAATGGCTGCCGGTGCTTACCGTTTATATAGACAAAACTTTTGACGCGAGGGATTTCCACGTAGCCGGGAGTTGGCGACTTCAGTTGCGATCCAGTCTCGCCACCAAATTGCCAGACCTGCTGCCTGAAGCCATCCATCACCGCCGTCCTGGCAACGCGCTTGAGTTCGCACGTCGCGGTCGGCCGGAATGCAAGCTTCTCGTAGACTATCTTCCCGTCACTCTCGCGCACCTCGAAGCACTTCTCGTGAAAGCTCATGCGGAACGTTTGTGCCGAGGTGACCTGGCCCACCACGTCCTGAAGTGGCGTCTTCATGCCGCCTGCCGTGGCAGGGGCCATCAGGACGGAGCGGACGAGTTCGCACTCGCCTTTGTCGTGCTTGGCGGGCTCTATGGCGCGCGAGGCTTGCCGGATGGGGAGGGTGAGAACGGCTTCGATCGCCGCGGCCTGTCCGTCCCGGGACAGCATGACCTCGTAGTCCCTGGCAGTGTATGTGCCTTAAATAGTCGAATACATCCCCGTTGTTGTATAGCGAAAAAAGGTGCTGCTGTGCATCGAAGCCCGTGCCTATTTCGCCGCCAAGCATCTGACGGCGGACAGCAGGCTTCAGGTCCGGGAAGGACAGCAATCTAGCGTCCTTGGAGTTTGGGGATGGCATCCGACAAACCACCCCCCTCCGCCACGCTCAGTCGAACTCGGGCGGGATGGAGTGGGTAGGCTAGTTGCTCACGCCAAGCGTGCGCAGTGCCCGGATGTCTGGCAGCGCCGGGTCGTAGATGACCAACTCCACCGGGCGCAGGTCAACGACACCCAGCCACCGGCCGTCGTCCTGCTGGATGATTCCCGCTGACGGGTATCCGGAGTCCTGCAGGTTCGCCGCCGCGAAGGCGTCAGCGGCCTCACGGGTGGCATAGGTGAAGGCGCACACGTTGTCCGGGTGGATCTCGCCGCGCTTGCCGACTGCCCGCAGCGCGTCGCCCGCGTCGGCGCGCTCGGGATACCCGTACTTGGCGATTCTGTCCAGGCGGTCCATCAGTTGCTCACCCCCACATGCATTCCGGGCATTCCCCGGAGCACGTGCGCCGGAGTCGTCGTATCTACCGATCCCGGTGCCGCGAGTGCGATCTTCCCGGCGGCGAGGAGAACCGCGGCGGCAGCCACAGAGCCCGGGTTGGTGGTCTCCACGGGGAACACCTCACCGGCGCTGCAAGGCCAGCTCGCGATGCAGGAGATCATCTCCAGGTCTACGAGGGCCGTGTAGAGGACGATCGCCATGTCAGTCGTCGCCACCCATCAGGGTCACCTCCGTCACACTGGACGGCCGCAAGCGCCGCAGAATCCCTTGTGTACGCGCGCCTTCGGGTGTGGCGGGCACTGCCCGGCTGGCATGTCGCGGCCGGCCCGCTGCCGTTGTGCATCAAGCAGGCGCTCATCAAACGGCCGGTCGCGCAGCGAAGGCTTGGCTTCCGGGGCGCCGTTGCGCTGACGGGACGCGACATGGGCGTCGATCGCGGCGATGGCCTCGGCGATGACGGTGGTCCGGTTCTCGTAGGCGAGTGCGGTGACATCGGCCCACAGGTCGTCGCTGATGCGGAAGCTCCGCTTCGTCTTCGGCTGGCGGTGCGGCGTGGCCGGCGGCTTGCCAGCGCGCCAGTCGCTGATCTGGGCCTCAAGCGCTGCGGCAAGTTCTTCGGTCAGTTCATCGCCGATACGGTAACTGCGGTATGTCTTCTCGCCGATACCGAAGCCGCGGTATGTCTTCGCCGGCCTAGGCTGCGGGCAGCCAGCGCGCCATGCCGCGATGCGAGCCTCAAGTGCGGCGACGAGTTCCTTGGTCATGTCGCTGCGGTTCTCGTGGGCGAGCGCTTCCAGCGCGGCCAGGCGCTCACGGTTGATGCCGAGGTTGTGCTGCTTGGTCGGTGCCATGTCACCACTGTACCCGAATCCATGGGGTACAGTGGTGACATGAGCGCAACAGAGCATGACCACGAGGCCGTACAGCCTGGCTGCGAGGCCGAGACTGAGCAGGACCGCCGCATTCGTATCCGCAGGGCGATCAGCCGGACCAAGTGCCCGCAGTGCCGCGAGGCGTACCGCCGGGAGCTTACGCATCGCCACGGCGAGTCGGACACGAGCGGGATGACCGATCCTGTCCGCTGCACTAGTAGCGGTGATGTCTACGACCTGGACAAGGTCGCCAAGACCCGCGTGGGTGCCAGTTCGCACTGGACCGCACCATGCTGCGGCGTCCCCGTGGACGACCGTGGCGAGACCACGAGCGCATGGAAGCCTGTCGGAGGCTACGTCCGGCTGGACCGGTCATGACCAGCGCCGCCGAGACCCGCCGGCTAGCGGGCAACCCGTTCCGTGATCCCAGCCGCTGGGAACTGCGCCGGGAACGCCGTCAGCACCGGCAGACGTGGCGGGGCATGACCCCGGCCGCCCGGGACGCCTGGACCGCTGCCCTGGAACGTGAGCTGGCGGAACTGGACGGCACCGCTG